AAGTATCTGATGGACGTATCCCGTACTGCGTCTGCTTACACAGCAACGACTTTGTGGACGTTCACGCAGTTCGGTCAGAAGGTCATTGCTGCAAACGGTCAGGACAAGTTGCAATCGTGGACTGTAGGCTCATCGTCCAACTTTGCTGACCTTGCCGCTGCTGCGCCGACTGCTCAGTTTGTGACGACCGTCCGGGACTTTGTAGTTGCTGGCAAAACTTCGACGTATCCTAATCGTCTGTACTGGTCGGACATCAACGATGAGACCGACTGGACTCCCGGTGTTGCAAGCCAATCGGACACGCAGGACATTCCTGACGGTGGAGAGATTCGCGGCATTACTGGTGGTGAGTTCGGCATTGTCCTGCTGGAGCGTTCAATCGTTCGCATGACATATGTCGGCGCTCCGCTGTTCTTCCAGTTCGATAACGTCACCTCTGCTTTAGGATGCTACGAGTCTCGGTCTGTCGTGAGATACGGAGCGGTCACTTACTTCCTGTCAGACGATGGTTTTTACATGACTGACGGCCAGCAGGTGAAGCCTATCGGGGCTGAGCGTGTAGATCGCTGGTTCTTTGATATTTGCGATCCGGGTAAGTTCGACCAAATGTCGGCAGCAGTTGATCCGGTCAACAAAACTGTAACGTGGTGCTTTACAGATATCTTCGCTGCTAAACAACTGTTGGTGTACAACTGGTCGACGGACAAGTGGAGCCACGGAGACACGACAGCAGATTACATCTCGACGATTGCGACTAGCGGAACGGATCTTGAGGCACTGAGTGCGCTGTATCCAACGTTAGACACTGTTCCTGCAAGCCTGGATTCTCGCGTATGGGTCGGTGGAAAACTGTTAGCCGGAGGGGTTGACGGTGCTAAGATCGTTTCGTTCGGCGGTTCGTCTCTTACTGCTACGTTGCAGACTGGCGATATTGAGGCGCAGGGTCTTGAAACTCTCGCAACGCTTGCAAGGCCGATCATCGACGGGGGTTCTGCGACTGTTGCCATAGCGTCCAGGAAGCGACTCGACGGGAACATCAGCTATGCGAGTCCTGTTGCTGCTGATAGTGACAATCGGGTGTCTCTACGCAGTCGCGGGAAGTATCATCGCTTGTCTGTTGTACCGACTGGCAACTGGAGCACCGCTGTAGGCACTGACCTTGATCTCGTTCCCTGTGGAGGCCGATAATGTTTCGTCGGCTACCTCAACAGGGTGGCAATCCGCGAGAGACTGCCGAGGTTGTCAACCGGATTCTTGACGGCAAGATCAACTCTGTCGGTCTGTTGACTCTTGCGACGGGTAACGCTACAACAACGACCCTGTACGACGCTAGGATCAGCCCTGACAGCATTATTCTGTTCGTTCCCTACTCTGCTGCTGCCATAGCCGATGCAGTGCCCTACGGGGCGTTTCAAGACTCTACAGACCAAACCGCAGCAAGTACGACTGCTGCTTATGCGATCACGCTGAACACCACGGACTACGCTGTTGGTGTTGCGATTGTTAGCAGTTCGCAGATTACCGTCCGCTCTGCGGGTGTCTACAACATTCAGTTTTCGATTCAGTTTGCGAATAGCAACGTTGCCATTCAGGATGTGGACGTATGGTTCCGCAAGAACGGTACGGATGTCGCTGGGTCGAACAGTAAGTTTTCGGTGCCTAACTCTCACGGTGGGACGGATGGTCATCTGATTGCTGCGCTGAACTTTTACATTCAGTTGGCAGCGGGTGATTACGTTCAGTTGATGTGGTCAACAACTTCAACTGATGTCATCCTGGAGCAGATTCCAACGCAGACGAGTCCGACTCGTCCGTCAACGCCGAGTGTGATTGTCACGATCAACAAAGTAGACGAATCGTCCTCATCTGACATCTACGCATCTAATCAGTTGTTTGGCAGTTGCACCGTCAACCATTTTGCAAACTCAACCTCGGACAAAACATATCGGTATGTCGTACTCGGCTAGGTATGTAAAACCGGAGGAATTACGGCAAATCTGGGACAGGATACGACCAGGGTTGTTAGAAGTGAAAGAGGCGAGCAATGAGCCTTGGATTCCAGAAGATGTGTACGCTGATTGTTATGCCGGAAGATCGCTGTTGTATCTGTTGGGTGATGGGTTTGGAGTAGTACAACCGCAGGGTGACACGCTTCATATTTGGTGTGGTTGGGGAGCGTGGATGATGGATGATGGTATGTCGGAATTATTTGCGATTGCCAAGCAGGGTGGTGCGCGTAAAATAACGTTTGATTCCAACCGTCCTGGCTGGCAACGGGTAGCTAAGAAATACGGATTTAAGCCACGGAAGTGGATAGCAGAGGTGTGACATGGCAGGTGGTGGTGGTCAACAAGTCAGTCGGACGGAGCTAGATCCGACTCTTAAGCCTTACGTTGAGTTCGGACTGAGCGAGGCGCAACGTCTATATCAGGGCGGTCCTCCACAGTATTATCCCGGTCAGACTTACGTCGGGCCGAGCGGGTACACGACGGAAGCCATGCAAGCCGCTGCCGAGCGAGCTAGGGCTGGGTCTCCGTTGACACAGGCTGCACTAGGCCAGCAACAGGCAACGGTAGGTGGTGCATACCTGGGTGGGTCTCCGTTCTTCCAGGGAGCCTTCCAAGCTGCTGCGCGTCCTGTTGAGATGCAATACATGGATGCTATCAACCGCGCTAGGTCTGCTGCATCGTCTGCTGGCCGATACGGTTCCGGTGCGCTGGGTCAGTTGGAAGGTCGGGCAGAGGGTGCGCTTGCAACAGGACTTTCCGATATTGCAGGGAAACTGGCTTACGAGAACTTCGCTCGTGAGCGTCAACTTCAGGAAGCCGCAGCTATTCGTGCTCCGGCACTCGCGGAAAGCCAGTACGGTGACATTCAGCGTCTTGCGAACGTTGGTGCGATGTCCGAGGACTATGCTCAGCGGCAGATGGCAGCAGATATTGCTCGATTCAACTACGGTCAGATGGCCCCGTATCAGGCGCTGCAATCGTTCCTTGGCTCGGTGTATGGCGCACCTAGCGGGATGGTTGCGACTCAGCCGATCATTGGAAATCCGCTGCTAGGCGCACTCGGTGGTGCTGCTGCTGGCTACGCTCTGGGTGGTCCTGCCGGGTACGGTGTACCTGCTGCGGTTGGTGGTGGTCTGCTGGGTGCATACGGGAGCAGAGCATGAGCGGAATGGAGCCGATGATTATTGGCGCAGTTGCTGGTGCTGCTACCAATCGAGATGATCCGTTCAAAGGCGCATTGATGGGTGCTGCGCTGGGTGGTATGGGTGGCGGTCTTCTCGGTAACGCTGCTGGTGCTGCCGGAGGTGCTGCCGAGGGGGCGGTAGGTGCTAGCGAACTAGGTGCGCTTGCAAGGACTGACGTTGCGCCTGTGCTATCGGACTACATTACTCAGGCGAATGCAACTGGGCAGATTCCGATTACTCCTGCATATATGCCTGAGTTTTATCCTGTTGGAGCGCAAAGCACTGCAACAGCAGGTGGTGCCGATCTCAGTTGGATGGATCGTATTAGTCCGAGTCAACAGGCTGCAATCGAGGCTGGAAAACTCCCAGGCTCATTCCAGATGCCATCACTCGGTGGTGCTATGAGTGCGCTGAGCCAGTCTCAGCCTCGCACACAGATGCCATCTCCCGGTGGAATCCGTAGAGGACAGCCGCAAGCAGTGAACTACGGTGGTCTTGCTAGCCTGTTGGAACCTAAACTTGTAGAGAGGCGGCGACTTTCGCTGTTGTGAATATGGATGAAATTCTCGCTCAGTTGTTCCCGCAAGCACCGTCCTACTTTCCTGGTCTGCTAGGTCAGGAGCAAGCCAACCTGCTACAGCAGCAAGCTCAGCGACAAGGGTTGCTCGGTATCGGCATGGGCCTGTTGCAAGCTGCTGCACCTTCTACCACTCGTCCTAGCTTGGGTGCTGGTATCGCACAGGGGTTGAGTGCTGGACAGCAGATGGCGCAGAACGTCTACGCTCAGAAACTGCAAGAGCAGATGATCGGGCAGAAGTTGCTGGAGCAACAACGGTTGATGCGAGAGCAGGAGGTTGCGAGGTCATTGTTGCCGCAGATTCTCACCCCTGGTCAGCAAATTCCGACAATGTATGGTCAGCCGTCTGTGTTCCCGCAGCGGGATGAGGATGGCAACGTTCTTCCGGGTGCTGGCGTTCAGACGGGTCAGCCTCAGATCAACTTCAACACGCTGCAAGCACTTCTTACACAGGCTCCTGGTGCTGCCGCGCAGGTATTGCCAATCGTCAAGACATTCCAGGAACTCACAAAGCCTGAAGAATTCAAACTTGGGCCAGAGGAAACGATGTTCCGACGCACTCCGACTGGGGTGCAGACTGTTGCTGTCGGTGGTGGCAAACCAGAAAAACCTGCTGGTGCTGTATTGGAAGCCATGCAGGTTCTTGGGATCAACACTCCGCTTACAGAATTGACTCCAACACAACGGACGCAGATCGGGGACTACATTGATCGCAAAGAGGCTCTGAAGTCTCCTAAAGTTGCGGTTGATCTAAACGATCGTACTGCTGTGGCAAAAGCACTTTCTGGGATTCAGAACGACTATAGAGCTGTCACGAAAGATTTTGGAGCAACGGACGTTAGTACGAGATACTTGGCAGCAGTTGATGCTGTGAATCAAGGAAACGCTGGCAACAAAGCCGCGGATGGCGCTTTGGTTTATGCAATTGCCAAGATTTACGATCCTGCTGGCGCTGTACAAGAGGGTGATAAAAGTACAATCATTGGAAGCAGATCCGTCCCAGAAACCGTTAAGGGGTATGTGCAAAAACTAATCAACGGTCAATCATTCCTGCCGGAAGAAAGGCGAAATCTGCTTGCGATTGTCACGCAACAAGTCGCTGACCGAGCAACCATGTTGGAGAATGAAAGATCGCCCTACGTTGAATTGTCTAAGTCGCTTGGTGGAACTGGTGATTTATTGAAAAATCCTCTGTCTGAGGCTTTAAGGCTTGGAGCAGAAAGGATAGCAAAATCGCAAACGATTCCAGGCACTAATATCAATGTTGACGCTTTAAAAGCTATTGGTGAAGCAGAGCAACGTCGGAGAAGGGGGCAATAATGGATCTCAGTAAACTTTCCGACGCTGATGTTGATGCTATCGCTGCCGGACGGATTCAAGATGTCAGCAATGCCGGTCTTAGGATTATTACTGGACAGCAAACCTCGGTTGAACGAGTCGGGACTGTTGTCCAAGAACTTAGCGGCATTCCAAGTCAGCAAGGGAAACTTACCCTCTTAGAAGCGGCAAAGAAGCCATCACAACAGATGGCAATGACTGACACCGATGTCATGCGGCAACTAGGGCTGACTGCTAGAGCCGGAGCGACTGGTATTCTTGGATTGCCAACGCTTGCATCCGATGCGCTGATCTCGCTGGTCAACATGATTAGCGGTAAAAACTTGCCGATGCCATCACAAGCACAGCAGCAGTTGCTAACTCAAGCTGGACTGCCTGATCCTGCAACGCCACAAGAACGCACAGTTCAAGACGTTACGTCTGCAATGGCTGGGGTTCTTGGTGGCTATGGTCTTGGTGCGGCACTTCCTCCGTCTGTTGCTGGCCGGGAACTATTGATGTCGTCTCCTGGATTCCAAATTGGTTCTGGAGCCGCTGCTGCTGGTGCGTCTGCGTTAGCAAGAGAAGAAGGCGCTGGTCCGCTAGAACAGTTGGGCCTAGGAATGATGGCAGGAACGATTGCTCCGTCTGCTGGTGCTGGTGCGCTTACCGCTGCTCAAGCAGTTGGTCGAGGTGCAAAAGAAGCGGTACGTCCGTTTACCGAGGCTGGCCGGGAGGTAATCGTAGGCAATATCTTGCGACAACTTGCACGCGATCCTGAGATGGCCGCGGCAAGGATGGAGCAATACACTCCCGGCGTTCCTGGGTACACTCCTACCGCTCCGCAAGCTGCTCGTGACGTTGGTCTTGCTGGGGCAGTCCCAGCGGTTCGTGCGCTTGATGAAACAGGACGATTCACGACGCAACAGATGCAAGCTAATCAGGCTCGCATCAATGTTTTGGATCGTCTGGCAAAAGACAAAGACGCACTAGCTGCTGCAATTGCTAAACGCGACGAAGTAACCGATCCGTTGCGAGAGGCTGCGTTTGCCAAGTCAACGGTGACGCCAGAGATATTCGGTAGTGCAATCGCTTTGAACGTAAACAAAACGATTGACGATATTCTTGCATCTCCTGCTGGCAAACGATCAACAGTCCAGTCTGTTGTGAATGATGCTCGTCGAGACATTGAACGAGCATCAACCCCTGCCGACCTGTACGAAATTCGGAAAGACTTGCGTGCTGCTGCTCAAGGACTATTGGATAAAAGCGGTTCTGGCGGTCCAGGTGCCAGTGCATACAAGGCAGCAAAAGCGCAGCTAGAACAGATCATAAAGTCGGTTGATGACACTATTGAATCTGCTGCTCCTGGTTATACGGAGTACCTCAAGAAGTATGCTGCTTCCAGTCGAGGAATTGAAAGGCTAGAGGCTGCACAAGATTTGCGAGCCAAGGTTAAATCAACAACTCCGATGATGCTGGACGACCCGTCACGCGCTCCAGAATATATGTTGTCGCAACCAGCGTTTGTTAGAGCAGTGCGAGGAATTGAGAAAGAAACTGATTTAAGTCCTGCACAGGTTGCAGTTGTTAAGCGAGTTGCAAAAGACCTGGACGATGCGACCTTCAGGGTTACACAAGAGCCTGGGTCAAATACGTTTAAGAATCTATCAATTGCTAACGTGATCGGCGGCATTGTTGGTAAACAGATGTTTGGCGAGATCCCTGCGGCTGCACAAAAGGGTGCGGGTGGGTTTGCTGCACTTAATTGGTTGTATGGTGGGCCGGACGATGCAATTCGTGCTGTAGTGGTTGACGCAATGCTTGATCCTAAACTTGCTGCTCGTATGATGCGGAAAGCGACTACAGCAGAACTTGTCCCGATCAGCAAAGAATTACAGCAGCGTGCGCTTAAACTCGGTTACGGACAGGTGTTCGGACTGACCCCGGAGTAATCATGGCAAAGACAAAGATCAGCGAGTTCGACACCAATCCCGACAACAACACTGAGATTGACGGGATCAACATTGCGGAGAACTGTCCTCCAGCTACGATCAACAATGCCATCCGAGAGTTGATGGCACAGTTGAAGGACTTTCAGGCTGGCAATCAAGCATCTAACCAACTGGCAGCAGCGGGTGGTGGCACTGGTCTGTCGTCTTCTGGCACATCCGGCAACGTCCTAACGTCCAACGGTACGGGATGGGTGTCATCCACTCCGACCTATGTTCCTACTGGTGGGATGATGATGTGGGGGACTGCATCCGCTCCTACGGGTTATCTGCTGTGCAACGGATCTGCGGTGTCTCGGACTACCTATTCCGCGCTGTTTGCGGTGATTGGCACTGCATTCGGATCGGGTGACGGGTCTACTACGTTCAACCTGCCAGATTTCCGTGATCGCTTCCCTGTCGGTGCTGGGACGACGTACAGTGCCAATTCAACTGGTGGTAGCAAAGATGCCATCACGGTTGCACACACTCACACTGGCACGACAGATTCGAACGGCGCTCACCAGCATCTAGTTGTTGCGAGTGTTGGTAACACTGGCGCACCTAGCCCTGGAACTGGTCCTACGGTAGATGGTAGTAACTCTGTCAGCGCATTCGGGTGGTCGGCAAACTCGGAAAGCTATATCCTTGCAGGTACTAGCGGACCGAATGCTGGTCTGTCCAGTTCTGCCGGGGCGCACACTCATACATTCACGACAGGATCAACCGGATCGTCTGGCACCAACGCCAATCTCCCGCCCTACCTGGGTGTCTATTTCATCATCAAGACATGAACGCAACAGAGGTTGATGCTAAATTGAACACGCACGAGGCTGTTTGCGCGGAGAGATACGCTCGCATCGAGTTGCAATTCGATGCCAACAACGCTCGGCTAAAGCGCATTGAACAGATGCTGATAGGCAGTGCTGCGTTTATCATTGCGCTGTTGCTCGGGCTTGTCATGAAGGTGTGAGATGGTAGAAATCGCGGTCGCACTTGCTGCTGCACAAGCTGCGGTCGCAGGCATAAAGCAAGCCCTCCAGGTTGGCAAAGATGCCAAGGATTGCCTGGGCGAATTTATGTCGCTGTTTGACGCGCAGGATCAAATCCAGAAAGCGTCAACAGAGGAACGAGCAAAGCTGCCACCAGAAAAGCAAAAATCCGCAATGTCGGAGGCTTTAGAAGCCGTCATCGCTGCTAAGAAAGTACGCGAGATGACAGACGAGCTAAAGCAGTATTTGATCTGGTCTGGTCAGGCTGACATCTGGGACGAGATCCAGCGCGAACACAATGCCATCGTGCAGAAACGCAAGGCCGATGAGCTAGCAGCTAAGCGCAAGGCCGAGGAAGAAGCCGCGCTCCGTCTCAAGCAGCGTAAGGAGCGGATGCTGATTGCCATTGTCGTAGGGACAGGCGGCATCATTCTCTATCACCTTGTCAGCTACATCCTAGAAGCGTGGCCTGGGCGCTGAAATTCGTTGTTGTTGTCATGCTCGCCATCGTTCTTATGATGGTGACGTTAGCGGAGATTGCCAAGTGAGAATGACGACGGAAGAAATCGAGGTTCGCGTTTGGGCTGCGATCCTGTTGACGCTGGCAGCGATACTTGTCATCAGTGTGATGGCTATTATTGGTGGCGTATTGTTTGTCGAGCAGGATAAGGACAAGATTGCGCCGATTGACCAAGCATTCCTAGCGATTTTGAAAGATGTAATGCTGTTGTGTATCGGCGCGGTAGGTGGTATCGCTGGACGTAAGGGTGCCTATGCTGCTGCAAACATGATTGCAAAAAAGGACGACGATGCTACCACTCGGCCCACTGCTTGAGGTTGGCTCCAAAATCCTAGACCGAGTGCTGCCAGATCAGGCGGCAGCGGATAAGGCTAAACAAGAACTTGCAAAACTTCACCAGGACGGTGAGCTTGCAAAGCTAGCCAACGAGACAAAACTTTTCGAGGTCGAGCAGAACAACCTGACCGACAGGTTGAAGGCTGATATGGCTAGCGATAGCTGGCTGTCGAAGAACATCCGACCGATGACGCTGATTGCCATCCTGCTCGGCTATTTTACGTTTGCGATGATGTCGGCATTCGACAAGAACACGAATCAGGCATACGTTGAGCTACTAGGCCAATGGGGGATGCTAATTATGAGCTTTTACTTTGGTGGCCGGACGCTTGAGAAAATCATCGACATGAAAGGTAAGAAGTGAAAGAGACTTGGCAAGACGCACTCGCGCACGTTCTGAAGTCGGAAGGGGGTTATGTTTCGCATCCGGCAGATCCTGGAGGCAGAACTAACTTAGGAGTCACCCAGCGTGTATGGGAGGAGTGGGTCAAGCACGACGTAGACGAAAAGCAGATGCGCGAACTAACCCCTGAGATGGTTGCTCCGCTCTATCAAGAGAAATACTGGCAGCGTGTAAAAGGCG